CATGTATCCATCAATACCGCGGTAACGTCTAATTCGTCGTATGCATTATGGTCTAATCTGGTCATTGTCTTAGCTCCTATGCCGAGTAACGAATTGAATTTACTGTTAATTGCCCGTAATGCGTGCCAAGTTCAATATTAACCGGTTTTCCGTCGAAGTTAGTTATGCCATAGGCGATCATTGAATCAACCGGCGTTTTGAATTCGTGCTGATTGACTTGGCACAAATAGCGAGGGTTGCCGTTCGCGCTTGATGGTTCACGCTTGATGATTGTTAATGTGCCAGTATGTTGTGTTATGTTTTTCATATCGTTCAATCCTTATGTCGTTTGCTTGAGATTCTATTCTAACATCATTACAAGTAACAATGTTAGGTTTTTATTTAATTAATTATAGGTTGATCGTTAAGCACATGAAAATCAGCATGGCGAAGGACATACCCATCATCAACTCGCCCTGCCATTTAGCGCGCTTGTTTGCGCGTTCGTATTCAGTATTTTTCATTGTCTTAGCTCCTATGCTGATTTTGATACGTAAATCGCTGCAAGCTCTCGCCAGTTAACTACGCCGAGGTCTATCATGTTTTTGAATATGGCGTGAGTATTATCTTCGTCTAGCATGTCTCGCACAGTACACTTTATGTAATCCGCCATTAGATGCTCTCCGCCAAACGTAGAATCAGCTACTTCTTGGAAGTACTTGCCGAGGTATAAATTAATAACCCATGTTTCTCTGTTGGTGTATCCGTTATAGTCCGACATCGTTTGGTTCCCTTTGTGTTTGTTTGATTTGGTGCTTTCGCCCTGTTTGGTCTATACTAATCCAAGCTTTTCATTTAACTTGGCGAGCTCTTTAATCCTTCCTCTCAGGAGCATTTTAATAGCAGGTGCATTCCCACCTTCTTTTGCCTCCATTTTTTCAAGAGTGTTCAACACGGCGACTTTAGATCCATGGAGTGCGTCCCGTAGGATATCCTTGTCGGCTTGATTCAGGTTAACCCTGTTGGTTCTGATATTCTGCAAAGTGTTGTTCATCTGTACATCCCTTATATAGTTACTTGTGTATGTAGTTACTCTTTATCTGTAACCATCATACTCTCATTACGGGTAACGTCTACACTTTATACACCACTAAACATGATCAATATTCATGGTGTAGTTGAATAAAGTGAATAGAATCAATGGTCATGTATTCCTAGGCGGAATTGATTGGGGTTAATAATGCTTAGGAGGACTCAATGGCCTGTGTTCCCCACTGTATGCACCTCTTAGCGATGCACCCTTACTGACATTCATGTCAATAGCCTGGATATGAGCAGAGTTCATGTTGTTCTATTATGATGATGAGTACCATTCATGCGGGCCTCAGGGCATCGACCTACTAACGACCAGCCTTGACCCTTCTGGGTCTGTCCTGCTATGCCTATCCGCTGGGCCGTGGCCCTCTATGAGCCAGGTTCATGTTGTCCCCGTTCCAGGTGAATCTCATTCATGTTAGTGGTCACTCACAGGGAGAGGTAGAAGGCATGGGGGGGGTGAAGAACAAAGACCCCCTAGTTAATTGTTAGCTTCATCACATATCTGACCAAAAACCAATTTCGTTCCCCTTCACGTAGTTTCGAGCTTACCGGAGCCTCAAAAGTCGAGTCAACTATAACTATCCGAGACCTATTTCTCTCAAAATCTCAAAAAAATCCCAAATCAACCTGTTTGCGTATGGTATTATATCTTGTATACCTTCTTAATATGGGTATAATGCTTCGTAATCTATCGAGGAAATACAATGGGATTTAAAGCACTTTTGAAGCAATCGGGGTTATCGCGCAATGACTTAGCCTTGGACTTAGGCATCCAACTGGACACCATCTATAAGTGGGGTCGTACACCGCCTCAGTATGCGATGGCTTACCTGCGGATCATTATTCAGCTAAATGCTTACAAGGCGTTGGCAAAATGAATGCGAAAGAGATGGCGTTTGATGAGTTTGATGCAGCGATGGCCTACTCCTCTGAGACGGGTAAGGTGACGAATAAGGCGCATCGTAGCTCAAGAGCTGTTAAGGGTGGGTCTGTTGGTGTGCTTAGATGGGATGATGACGGATATCTTCGTGCAAAACTCAATAAAAAGGAATACCTCGTTCACCGGATAGCCTACCTCCTGCATCATGGCGCTATCAACAAAAGGGATCGCATCTACCATGTTAACGGTCTTCGTCACGACAACCGAATCAGTAACCTGAAATTAAGCGATAGAACCCGATTAAATTAAAAAGTTAGTAAACGCTAACCTGCTATGCTAATATGTCGGGAGTTGAGAATCATTCTTGTTTAGTTTGGAGGTGGTGATGAGCATTAAAGTGAAATATAACGGTGAGTGGTATAAAGCAACGAGAACCCATTTGGGTTTGTATATTGGCGAATTAAAACTTATTATTCCTATGGTAATGCGTAGACCGGGTGTATTATCCTTGGCTTGTTGACAACTAGGTCGATTAATGCCAGTTATTGATTTCCCCCGTAAAGATTGGGCGCTTAGACCTTATCAGAAGGAACTCTGGGACTACCTCTGTGCTGGCGGTAGACACGCAGAATGTATATGGCATCGTCGCGCTGGTAAAGACGAAGTGGCGCTGTACCATACTGCGTGTGAGATGCTAGAAACCCCCGCTAACTATTGGCACATGCTCCCGAAAGGCAATCAGGTACGTAAAGCTATCTGGGAAGCCGTAAACCCCCGAACTGGAAAACGCCGAGTTGATGAAGTCTTTATCCCTGAATTATTTGAAAAACGCGACACAGACATGCTTATCAAGTGTAAGCACAATGCTTCAACGTGGCAGTGTATTGGTTCAGACAACTACGAGGCATCTATTGGTTCTACTCCTAGAGGGATCGTCTATTCTGAGTGGGCGCTCGCCAATCCTTCCGCTAGAGGATACTTACGGCCTATTATCGCGGAAAACAAAGGGTGGCAAATCTTCATTACGACCCCGCGAGGCAAAAACCACGCCTATTCCACCTACCAAGCAGCCGTAAAGAACCCGAATTCCTTTGCTCAACGCCTATCTGTCCACGATACGGGCATGTTGACACCGCGAGAATTACAAGATGAACTCGTTGAATACGTTTCTACCTATGGGGAAACGATGGGATTAGCATTATATGAGCAAGAATACGAAGTTTCATGGGATGCGGCTATTATGGGTGCTTATTACACCTCAGAATTTGCTAAAATCGACCGTGAAAAACGAATCGGTCATGTTCCACACAATCCGCGCTATCCTGTCCACGTTGCGATGGATATTGGACGTACTGACAACACTGCGATGTGGTTTTTTCAAGCCTATGAGGGTAGAATCTTCATTATCGAGTATTATCAGAGTGCTGGTCGTGATCCTTCTCATTATATGGGTGTTATTCGTGGTCGAGAATGCCAAGTAAGCATTAATGGCGATAGTTGCAACGTTGAATGGGGCGATGAGAACGAATGGAGCGCCCATAAGGATTGGGAATATGGCTCCATCAATTTGCCGCACGATGCAAGGGCTAAAAACTTCTCTACGCTAAAGACTGCGGAAGAACAGTTTGCGGCAGCCTTCGGATGGGGTACAATTAGCCTTGTGCCTAAATTATCCATCCAAGATGGTATACAAGCAACGCGAATGATGCTAAACATCTGCCATATTGACATGGATTGCGAAACAGGGATTCAGGCAGCGCGTAGTTACCATAGAGAGTGGGACGACGACAAGAAGCGATTCAATGATAGACCCTTACACGATTGGGCGAGTGATGGGGCAGACGCATTGCGTTATTTATCGGTCGTATGGTCAAGGGATAGGCTGCCTCAAGACAAGCAGGAAGCTCGATACAAGCAAGATCGTAACTTTAATGAGCTAGTTGAAGCCAATAAACGCAAACGGATGAGAGAATGAGCGTGACAAGAGAGTGGCAATATGCGGTAGTGGATTTATCCACAAATTCCACTACGATTAGCTTGGTTCCTTGTATTGTCAAAGGATGGTATGTAAATACTGTCATGTCAGCGCATGAGTGCCTGATAACAGATGCTACGACGACAGTGATTAGAGTCCCTGCCTCAACCTCTGCGGGTGACGCAAGTGATTATTATGGGTTAAGGTTTGAGACAAGCCTCATTGTCAACCCGCATGATGCTGCGACAGGTGAATTATTGGTACTATATGATGAATTGGAGCGAGCATGAGTATCGTTAGATTTCTATTTGGTAGACTCTGAATGAACAACACTAAGTAAGGATTATTATGCAAGAGATTATAGATTTTGACGAACCAACCAGAGTTATCATGCACTTTAAAGAAGATGCACAATTATGTGCTCAACACGGGCATAGACTTGTTCATTATCAGGTTCTGATAGATAATGACCCTTACTGCTATAGTCCTGACGGCGAATTTATTCGGTTTGAACACGAGACCTCTGAGGTTCATGGCTGGCAGGAAGTATCTAGCATTGTTATTGACACAGTATTGGAGATTGAATCTGAAGGCGAATGGGTAAGGTCTGCAAATGGATGAGATGGAATCAAAGCAAGAAGACTCACCTGTAGCCAATTGGTTTAAGGAGCTAGACCTGTCTCTAAAGAGAGACAAGCACTGGCGTGATGATGCTAAGATAGCTAACAACACTTATCGCAATGAGCGTAATGTTGGTTCCGGCGACAACGCAAAACGTCGAGATACCTTCAATATCCTATGGTCTAACGTAGAGACTGTACGACCCGCGCTATACAGCGCATTACCTAAACCTGACATTCGACGTAGATTCAGAGATGAAGACACGATTGCGATGCATGTATCAGAGATTTTAGAACGCGCCACTGGCTTTGTGCTAGAAAACACATCGTTTGATGGGCGTATGATTGACGCAACCAACGACTTATTGCTCCCGGGGCGTGGAACCACCAGAATCAAATACGTTCCCACTATGAGCGAAGGAGGTGAGACCGAGGACGGTGTTAAGATTGAACAAGTTGTTGAATCAGAGGAAATCGAATACGAAAGCATCAAGTGGGACAGTTTACTCCTTGGGCCGGGTGATAACTGGGATGAACTACCTTGGATAGCCTTTGAACATCAACTAGACAAAGATCAGGTCAGGCAAATATCACCTGAATTCGCTGACAAGCTCAGTTATGGTAACGTAGTTGATCCAAATTCAAGCCAATCCGAGAAAAATGACGCGGCGAGAGTGACGCAACAGACTCGCGTATACGAGATATGGGACAAGATTGAGCGGAAGGTTCGATGGGTAGCATGGGAATTCAAAGACGACTTCATAGCCATTGATGACGATCCCTTGAACTTAAAAGACTTCTGGCCTATACCGAAGCCTTGTTATGCAATTGAATCATCGCAGAGCCTAGTACCTATTACTGACTTCTCGATGTATCAGACATTAGCGGATAACCTTGAAGATGTGACCAATAGAATGTCACGGATTACTCGCGCACTCAGGGTCAGAGGTATTTACGACTCCACGATGAGTGAGATTAAGAAACTCTTCGATGCGAACGACAATGACATGATTCCAGCAGAGAACCTATCTCGATTGATTGAGAAGGGCGGGATTGATAGAGCCATCTGGATGTTCCCGAATGAGACACTCACCAATGTCCTGCTTCAGTTGTGGCAGTACAGAACACAAACTATTCAGCAGATATACGAATTAACGGGTATCTCCGACATTCAGCGTGGCAGCTCTAGCGCGTATGAGACATTGGGAGCGCAGAAGATCAAGGCTAACTTTGGTTCTCAGCGACTACAGAGAAAGCAACGTGAGATTCAGCGATATGCGAGAGATTTAATTCGTATGACTGCTGAGATAGTGGGCGAGCAGTTCTCCCCCGAAACATTAATGGCAATGACAGGGCTTAAATACCCGACTCAGCAGCAGAAAGGCCAGATGCAGATGCAGATTGAGCAAGCCAAGATGACGTATCAACAACAAGCGCAACAAGCGCAAATGCAAGGTCAACAGCCGCCACCTGAGCCTCAGATGCCTCCTGAAATGGAAGAGATGATGAGCAAGCCTACGTGGGAAGAGCTTAAAGCTGTGATGTCCGATGATATCTTGAGGTCTTACCGGATTGAGATAGAAACAGACTCGACCATTCAGGCTGACCAACAAGGCGACCAAGAAGCTCTTGCAATGCTAATGCAGTCAATTGCTCAGTTCTCTCAAGGTATCCAACCAGCAGTACAGTCAGGTTTGCTTGATGAGAATGGCGCTAAGAAGCTCCTACAAGGCTTCCTGAAGCGATTTAGATTGGGTAGAGAAGTGGAAGAGGCTATCATGCAAAGCTCTGGTGAGGCTCGTGACGAAGCCAAGCAAGCTGAACAACAGGCACAACAACAAGAACAACAAGCAAAGCAGCAGGAACAGCAAGCAAGGCAACAAGAGCAGGAGTTGAAGAATCAGGGTCTACAAGCCAAAACACAGGCCGACCAAGCTCAATCCCAGGCTGATATGCAAAAAACTCAGATGGACGCTCAAGTTAATCAAGCTGAACATGCTCAGAAAATGGCTGAAATACAGCTAAAGGCTCAAGTGGCCCAAGCTAAATTCCAGCAGGATATGCAACTTATAGCGGCTAAAGGAGCCAACAATGGCGAGTAGAGACCCTGCCAATAAGGGGATTGGCCTTTCCAATGAGGGGTTAGGCGATATAGAGTTTGCGTCTGACGTTATGGCGCGGATGCATCCTGATGCAGCCCCAATAGACCCTGCTTTAGCAAGGCTCTCGCAGTACAAAGGCAACCCGCTCAACTTGCAGGGCTACTATGTACCGCAGGACTACTCTAGCGAGGATTTAAAGCGCCTGGCAATGCAAAATATAGCGCCAAATGGAACACAGCTAGGCACAGAAGCTGGTACTGTAAACGTCCTGCCAACAGCCGAAAACTCTGCGTCAACATGGGCGCATGAATATAGACACCAACAAGACCCCGCAAGAAGTCATGGGAGCATACGCTACGACGATGCGTTTTATGCGCCAAATGAGCGTGAATTTAATGAGGAGTTGTCGCAATTCCGTCAAAAGTACGGAAATAGCCTTTCATTTGGGGGCGCTAGATCCTTAGAGTGGGACAGGGATAATGAGAATGTTCGCCAAAGTCGATTTCAAAACGAAGACGGTTATAACGCTAAATTACGCAGGATGCTAGGCGTAGGAAAAGCCGACTTAGCAAGAGAACGTGAACGTATGGCAAGACAGCCTGAAATAAACAGGAAAATTAGGCTTGCTGACATTTTAAGGGGTAAGTAGTAAGGTGATAGCTAAACCGGAGAAAACAAATGGCGAGTAGAGACCCTAACTCAAAGGCGCAGCAGAAGAACGAGAAGTTTCTTTTGAACCGTCTAGCTAAGATGTATGGAGAGGACTTTGACCCTATCATGCAGATAGCCAAGAATGCTCATCGCTTGCAAAAGCTTGCCGATAGTGATGATACGGATGCTGGTACCCAATTGGATGCCAACAAGGAATGGGAGCGCATGGCGCAATTCACTCACCCTAAGCTGAAATCTGTTGAGCATATTGGAGATAGTGGTATGTTTGAGGTTCATGTGCATCGAGGTAAAGATTAATGGCAGGTAAAGGCTCAAAGCGACGACCCAGAACAATCTCACTGTCTGAAGAAAAGGCTAAGTGGGAAGCGATATTCGGCAAGAAAGAGAAGAATCCCGATGTTGACGAGATGGGTAACGTTAGATATAAAGCCGACCCAAAGACCGGAAAGATGGTGCCTGACTATATGTGGGCGCAGTACGACATGGAGGATGAAAAACCTCTACGTGGGCATTTCATACACAGAGATGCTGCTGATTATTTAAGCCCTATTAGTAACAAACTAATTTCAGGCAAGAGACAGCACCGATATGACCTTGATGTACACGGATGTCGTGTATTTGAAGGCAAGGAATCTGAAGAAAGAGCTGCTAACTCGCATCTCGCTCAAGAAGATAAGAAGATGGATAGGATGATCGTAGACTCGCTGGGGAAAACCCTCAACGATATTAAATACCAAAACAATGCACCCTCTGGCGATAAAGTCAGTTGGACATTTGGCGCTGACTAAGGAGAACACTTATGTCTCAAGATTTAGATGATTCAATGGAAGAAACACTGAAAGAAATCCAAGATAATGCTGAAGAGGTTGTCGAGGATGCGGTTGATGAAGTCGTTGACGAGGTTCCTGAAGAAGAAGTAATAGATGAAACCATTGTGTCGGAAGAATCTGAGCCTGAGTTAGAGCCAGAACCCGAAGTACAGATAGATGCTGGTCACATTAACCCACCATCCACATGGCGATCAGAAGCCAAGTCGAAGTGGGCTGGTATTGACCCCTCAATCAAGGCAGAGATACATAAACGCGAAGGAGATGCGATGAGAGGGGCTGAAATGCTCAAGGATGACGCAAACTTCGGTAAGCAGATATCATCAGTTGTCGCCCCTTATATGCCGACTATACGGGCTAGAGGCGCAACAGAGACAGAAGCAATTCAAACCATGCTGAATGCTTATCACGTACTAGAAACAGCAGCACCTCAAGATAAAGCACAACAATTGCTTGCAACAGCGCAACAGTATGGTGTTTTAAATGAAATTGGTGCATTATTACAGAATCAAGCGCCGGTTCAAACTCAAGGGTTAACCCCAGAGCAAGTGAGCCAGCAAATAGCAGCGGAACGTCAGAATTGGGAGTCACAACAAACAACTCAGTCGATCCAAAATGAAGTTGAGCAGTTTGCAACTGCCGTAGATGAAACGGGCTTACTGAAATACCCCTATTTTGAGAACGTAAGAGGTATGATGTCGGCTATAGTACAATCAGAGCCTAACGTAACGATTGAACAGGCTTATGAACGCGCGACTTGGGCCTCACCAGATATTAGAACTTTGCTACAGGGGCAACAACCTCTTGGTGAAGGGCAGAATCAGGGTGAAGCAACGGCGCATGCAGAGAAAGCGAAGAAAGCAGCAAAAAACAACCTTCGCAAGAAAGCCTCTCATGCAGTCAAACAGCCAGTTCCCACTGGAAGCGTTAATGACACAATGCAGCAAGCCTTAGATGATCTAAAGGCTCAAGCGTAAATTTAACTTTTAGTGAGGAAATAACATGGCTTCTCCCAACAGTACATTTACGGAACTAGTAACAACTACATTCCGTAAGCACAAAGGAGAGTTTGCAGACAACGTAACCAACAACAACGCTCTACTCATGCAAATGAATAGAAAAGGCCGAAAGAAGGTCGTTGATGGCGGAACTACACTTGTTGAAGAACTCGACTACGCAGAAAACAGCACATGGCAGCGTTACAGCGGCTATGATGCACTCGATGTCGGCGCTTCAGACGTTTTGTCTGCTGCCGAATATAACTGGAAGCAAGCGGCTGTGCATATTACTGCATCAGGTCGTGAACTTCGTATTAACTCTGGTGATAGCCAGATTTTGAACCTAGCTAAGTCGCGTTTGACTAACGGCATGCGAACATTCAAAAACAACCTTTCTTCTGACATTTACTCAGACGGTACAGCAAGCAACCAGATTAACGGCCTTCAGTCGCTAATTCCTGCAACTGCTGGTGGTACAGTCGGTGGTATTAACTCAGCAACTTATACTTTCTGGAAAAACATTGTTCAGGACGCGTCTAGCCCACTATCCGGTAGTGCTATTACGCTTTCTAGTACAACGTTTGAGAATCCTTTCATGCTTCAACTTTGGCTTGAATTGACTCGCGGATCGGACAAGCCTGATTTGGTTGTACTATCTAACGACTACTTCACCTTCTTTGAGGGTTCACAGACTTCACTCAAGCGTTACACTTCTGACACTGACAAATCTTCTGATTCTGCAAGTGCTGGTTTTGTTTCACTCAAGTACAAGACTGCTGACGTTATCTTTGACGGTGGTTCCGGTATCCCTGCTGCAACGGGTTACATGATCAACACAGATTATCTAAACCTTCAGTGCCATAAAGATGCTGAAATGTCTGAAGTTGAGGAACAAAGAGCGATCAATCAGGATGCCGTAGTAATTCCAGTTATCTGGATGGGCAACTTGACTTGTTCTAACCGTTCACTACAGGGTACGCTACACGCGTAAAGGGAGTAATATTATGATTCAAACAGGTGTAAATGTTACATCAAATGACTCCAGCGCACAGATTGCGTTAGGAACCATCTACGAGGCTGCTGGCGGCAAGAAGTACAAGTATGTCGAGCTTCGAAATGAGACTGCTACTGTTGCTGGCGCTATTGGTGATGTTGTTGGTTATCTGGGTTCGCCTAGTGCTTCCGAGAACAACACTGTTGTAACAGACAACAGTGACGCGGCTACTAAGCCTGTCGGTGCTGGCGTTCTAGGTGTTGCCGTTGTTGGAACACTTGCAGTAGCGGAATATGTCTGGGTACAGGTATCTGGGCCATTTACAGCCGGAACTAATCTAGCGGGTACCCCTGCTGACGGTGATGCTGTATTTTTGTCCACTACTGACCTAACTTTGACTTTGGCGACAGCAGTGGACGATCCCATTTGCGCTTATGTCATAGATGACTCAGCAGATAAATGTATGGCAGCGTTTGCATACTAATGTAAGATGAGTAGGGGGCGGCCTAGTATGAGCTGGGTTGCCCTTTTTTATACGCCTCCAGGCATGAATCCGTTTAACACTTAACAACTAGGTGCATATCATGAGTAATTACACAGCAGCAGACGCAGAACGAGCAGGAAAGAATGCAGATGCGTTTAAAGAAGACAATCCTCCTTCTATTCGATTTGAGGAAGATACTGCCGAAGATAGACAAGAATCAATTAAACAAGGTCGCTTTGTCCACACGCCTAGATTAATGGCTTATTTGAGAGCCAGAGGTGATGATCGGTCAGAAGTGCCTTTTGTTGTAAAAGGACACCGTTTCGAGCCTAAGATGGTCGAACGTGAGGTTGAAAAACCTGTGTTCCGCACAGTAAAGCAAGAAGATGGCTCATTTCGTGAAGAACAAACAACGATTACCGAGACTATTCAAGAAGAATATCAATTTAAGGTAGATACAACGCCTTGGGAAGACAAGTTAAAGCACGAAGTACGACATGGATTCAAAAGTCAAGCCTATATGGACTATTGTATGGATGCTGTCAAGCGATACGAAGCTGGACAAGAAGCGCCAATCAACGGTACTGATATCAGAGGCTGGAACCAGATCAGCATGGCTGTTCAGAAGAATCTAGTTGACATTGGTATTAATACTGTCGAACTTGCGGCCGAGATGACTGAAGAGGCGATGGATAGCATTGGCATGGGTTCGCGTGATATTAAACGCAAAGCTAAAGCCTTTACTACCACTACCGATCAAGGTCAATCATCTGCTAAAATAACCGCACTAGAGAACGAATTAGCGCGGTCAAAAGATCAAGGTGATACACTGGCAGCTAAGTTTGCTGACTTAGAAGAACGTATAATGCTAGACGAGGCTCCTGCTAAGAAGAAACTAGGCAGACCCGTAAAATAACGGAGGAATAATGGCTCTACTAGGAATGGTTCAAACCGTTTGCCGTCGATTAGGCATATCGGTTCCCACAACAGTTATAGGTAATACGGATAACCAGATTATCCAATTACTTGCAATTGCTGACGAAGAGGGTGAGGATTTAGGTTCGCAATTAGCCGATGGGTGGCAAGCTCAACGGCGTGAAGCTACGTTTACGATGGTCTCTGGTTCTGATCAAGGTGCAATGAATGGCAAAGTGGTCGCTGCTAGTGATTTTCGTTATATCATCAATGACACCCTTTGGAACCGTACTACGAGCCTTCCTATTAATGGGCCTGTTTCGTCTGCTGAGTGGGAGACATTACAGGCATTCCCTGTCACTGGCCCGTATGAGCAATGGCAAATCCGCAACAAGAACTTCCACATCAATCCCGCCCCTGCCGGGGGTGATACAATGGCCTTTCAGTACATGTCTGACTCATTCTGTGAGACAACAGGTGCGACTGGTCAGAATAGCTGGAAAAACGATACGGATGTAGGCTTGTTAAATGAGCCTCTGATGATATTGGGTATTCGCTGGCGCTGGTTGAAGACCAAAGGGCTTGAGTACGCAGAGGACTTTAATACCTACGAAAGACGCGTTACTGATGCGATGGCAAGAGATGGCGGGGCGGGTGTCCTAAATCTGGGGTCGGGCAATAGAGATTATCGCCAAGCTGGCATCATCATTCCTATCGGTAGTTGGAATCTATGAGAAGACCTGCATTCCGAAAGGCACAAAAGGGGCGACAACTCGCTAGTACGACATCTGTTCCTGCTCCTGTTATGGGCTGGAATGCTAAGGATTCTATCGCCAACATGGAGGAGTTATTCGCTGTTGAAACAGATAACTTTTTTGGACAGACAACAGATGTTCGTGTCCGAAGAGGTTGGAAAAACCACGTAACAGGCATAGGAGCGCAGGTTGAGTCGCTAATGCCGTATAACTCCCAAGATGGGACTACAACGCTATTTGGCGCTGCTTCCAACTCATTCTATAATATGACAAGTGCTGGCGCGGTTGGTGCTGCGGTTGTGGGTTCGTTATCCTCTGCAAAGTGGCAGCATGTTAACTTTACAAACTCTTCGGGTGATTCGTATTTATGCTGTTTCAACGGTCAAGATGCGCCCAGGTATTGGAATGGGTCAGCATGGACGGCGATTACGGGCAGCTCTAGCCCTGCGATTGTGGGGATTACGACAACTGATATCGTCAATGCGACAGTCTTCAAGCGTCGAATGTACCTCATATTGAACAACTCCCTTTCTTTGTATTACCTACCAATTGATTCAGTGGGCGGAACGGCAAAAAGCACAAGGCTTGACGGTTACTTCTCAAAAGGCGGATACATAGTTTCTGCGGGAACGTGGACACTTGACGCTGGTGAAGGCTTGGATGATTACCTTGTGGTCGTTTCATCCGAAGGCCAGGTTGCGGTCTTTAACGGCACAAACCCATCGTCTGCTAATACATGGGGCTTGGTGGGTGTTTGGAACCTTGGCGAGCCTGTTGGTCGTCGCTGCTTGATGAAGTATGGCGGTGACTTGCTGTATTTGAATGTTCAGGGGTTATACCCGCTTTCAAAGGCACTGCAGTCCTCTCAGGTAAACCCAGAAGTGGCTTTAACCGACAATATATCAAGAGCATTTACTGAATCGACATTTGCTCATAAATCTAAGGATGGGTGGGATATAACCTTCTTCCCGCAAGGAAATCAGGTTCTGGTTAACATTCCTGTAAGGTCGGGTTCACAACAAGAGCAATATGTGATGAACACAATTACTAACTCTTGGTGGAGATTTACTGGTATAGAGTCTAATTGCTGGGCTATTTCAAACGAGAAGCTGTACTTTGGTGGTAATGGTAACGTGGGTCATTTTGGTGAAGTATATGCCGATAATACGGAAGATATTGTAACCAACCTGAAGCAAGCGTTTAGCTATCTAGGCTCAAAAGGCAGGGTTAAGAAGATTAATTCTCTAAGACCAGTGCTATTAGCCAATGGTGTTCCCGCTGTTTCTGTTGCCATTTCGGTTGATTTTGGTGATGAATACGGAGTTTCTGCGCTGAGTTTCGCTCCAATCTCACAAGGTACGTGGGATTCAGCTACTTGGAATTCTGGACTTTGGGGCGGCCCTGTTAGTAATTTTTATGATTGGCAGACTGTATCAGGCGTTGGAACTGCTGTATCATTGCGAATGACCACAGTAAGTAACGGATTGGATTTGCGCCATGCCTCAACTGACTACGTTTACGAGAACGGCGGAGTAATTGTTTGACTTTGTAGCAAGTACAGTACAGCATATTGATTGCATGGGTGAAAGTAGACCCAATATATGCGAAGATACAAGAGGAATCACTGCTCTTGATGAGGATAATGTGCCTCAAGCCGTTTGTGTATTTGACGGTTGGTCGCCCAATAGTTGCGTTATACATATTTGGATTAATAATCCGTTTGTCTTAAAACACGGTTTTGCTGAAGAAGTATTTAATTTTGTCTTTAGCGAGGAATCAGGCCGAACTAAGATTATCGGGATAACGCCTTCAGACAACCTGAAAGCTTTGAGATTTATAAAGCATATAGGCTTTAAAGAGATTTTTAGAATTTCAGACGGCTGTGAGGTTGGTGTCGATTTTGTTGTCACCGAAATAAACAAAGACAAATGCAGGTATTATAACAATGGGTAAAAAATCAGCACCAGCACCCGATTATAGGGGAGCGGCTATAGAGCAAGGTGAAGCTAATAAAGATGCGGCGCTACAGACGGCTACTTTGTCGAATCCTAATATAAATACACATCTTGGCAGTCAGACAGTTGATTGGTCAAGTGGTGAAGGTAGCCTAAAAACTGGCGCTGATGGCCTACCTTACTGGGATAGCACTGGAGAACGACAAGCGACAGTCAATCAGACGCTATCCCCCACAGAACAAGCAAAATACGACAAAGGCGCTGCTTTAGATCTTGGATTGCTTGATACTGCCCAAAGCGGATTGAATCGTGTTGATGACATGATGGGTACGCGCTTCGATATGAGCGATCTCCAAGGCGTTCAGTCAGTCCAAGGCCCGGCAAGCGGAGTCTCAGGCCCAAGCACCTATGGTTTGCAAGAGTTAACAGGCATTAATATGCCTCAGATGAACTATACTGGTGGTGGCGGAGAAGCTACTCACACAATGCCAGATGGCTCGGTTATGCGTGGCGCTGGTATGACGGGGCTTATCGGTAGCGTGGCATCTCAGATTCCGGGAACTCGCGCGTACGATATGAATCAGCAGCTTGAGACTATTAAGGCTAATAATGGCATGACGTTTAACCAGAATGGTCAGGGCCAAAATATGTCTGGGTTTGGCGACATGCGAGCGAGGCTTCCTTGGGAGCAACCCGCACAAGGTGGTAAGTACCAAAAAGGCGATGACCCGTTACAGCGAACCAATCCTAATGAAATTCAGAGAATGGACACTGGCAATCTAGGCCAAAGTGGTGATCTTAATTTAGATGGATTGTCTGAAGCTACAGGCATTGATTTGTCTGGCCTGACGCAGAATGGACAATTAACCCAGCAAGGTCTACAGCAAGTTCAAGCGTTAACTCAAGCTGGCGGCCCATTACAGGGAGTTGATCTTAGTCAGTTGGGCGCTCAAGGCAACCTTAATAGTCAAGGTCTTCAAAACATTGACGGCGTAAGTGCTGATGGTTTAGATCCTTACTCTACACAAGCTGGTGTTGGTGGTCTACAACAGGTCACAGACGCTATTCGTTCAAGAGGCGATGTTGACTTTGCTGATAAACGACAGGCTTTAGACAATGATCTAAG